TCTGTTTCTTCTCCTTCTACTTCTTCTGTTTCTTCTTCTTCTCCTTCTTCTTCTTCTGTTTCTTCTTCTTCTCCTTCTTCTTCGCCTTCGCCTTCGCCTTCGCCTTCGCCTTCGCCTTCGCCTTCGCCTTCGCCTTCTCCTTCTTCTTCTTCATCTTCGCCTTCTCCTTCTTCTTCGCCTTCGCCTTCGCCTTCGCCTTCGCCTTCTTCCTTTACAATGTTTGTTGTTTCCTTTACACTAACCTCTTCTTCTTCCTCTTGTTCAACAACTTTCTCCAAATCGCATTTCCTTAGATCAAAATCTACTGTTTTTTCTGGATAAGCATTTTTTAATTTAATAATTTTTGAACTTTGCTCATTTACATTAATTGTAATATTACCTTTGCTCTCTTTTAGTGCATTATATTTTTCAAGCAATTCTTCATAATCTTGTGTTAATTTATTATATTTTTCATTTAATTCAATATGTTCTGGAAGCCTGACTAATAATGTTTTTAATGTGCTAAGTAACTCATTATTTGCTTTATTTTTCTCAATAAAAACGCTAAAATTTGATCTTAAAGATTGTGTAATATCTTGCGATAATTTATTAATAAGCAATGTTAAATCGCTATCCATATTATAAGTATTAATAGTTATATTTTAAATTAATTTAATAAATATTTTAAAACAATTTTAAAAAATATTTATTAAAATGCAAAATATTATTTTACATTTATTTTATAATTTTTAGTAGAATTTTGTTTATTATTAATAGACTTATTATTTAGTATATAGTCTTCATTTTCATCATATAATTCAGGTGTTAATTTTGATAGCGGTTTATCTACAACTAACAAAAGTCGTTCGTGTTTCAATAATTTTCTGTATTCTTGAATATTTAAATTGCCATAAAATTTCTCTAATGTATAATAAGGCGATGGCGCCAATTTAATATTTTTCTCGTAATCATATATTTTGCCATATATATTATTTAATAAATAATAGCGCTCGAACTTTTGCGACGACTCTATATTTTCATTCATTAAATAAGAGCATGCACATTCTGGGCTGCAAAAATTTCCATAACAAAAATAAGTATTCTTAATTTCGTATTTTGGAATTAATATTGTTTGATTATCAAAGTTATATGTGCACCAAAAGCAAGCGCTTTTTTTATTAATATTATTTGTTTTTAATTGTTTAGATAAGTCTTCTAATTTCTTGGATATAGCTTTATTATATAAATTTTTCTCATTATTATTTAGTAAAAAATTATCATTATTCAATAATTTTTCTTCATTGTTAAAGAACTTATTAGTATTGTTCAAATTAGAATTGGCATTGGCATTACTAGAATTAGAATTAATATTGGAATTAATATTGGAATTAATATTGGAATTAATATTGGAATTAATATTGGAATTAGAGTTAATATTGGAATTAGAGTTATTATTATTTAACAAGTTTATGTTATTTAAGCTATCTTCATTATTTATTGTGTCATCATCGTCGTGTTTATTTTCAATATAATCATATTGTATATTCATATTATCAAATTCTTTTATATTGTAAACTGTAGGGTCATAATTAAGGTCGCCTGTAATAATGTCATTTAGCTTACAATTTAAATGTAAAATAATATTGGGTTTATTATCGCTCTGAATTTCTATTTTATTTTGTTCTATAATTATTCCTCCTTTGGGTTTTCTACCGCGCTTTTTATGAACAACTGTTTTAGAAATGTCTAAAATGGATTCATCTTTGCACACACATTCGCTTTCAATTCCGCCGCTTATTGATATAATTAATATATTGTTTGACATTTCTTGGAGTTTCAGGTTTTCGTAGTATGACTTAGGTTTTCTGCCTTTTTTCTTGGGAAGCATTTTATTTTAATTTAATAAATAACATATAATTTATATTGTTTTAATTTATTATTTAAAACAATATAGATTATTATTGATTACTTATTTAATAATGAATAACGATAAAAATATAAACTGGAACGAAAAATATCGTCCAAATAATTTAGAAAAAATAATTTTAAGCAACTATAATAGGCTACTAATTAAAAATATTCTTGATAAAAATTATTTTCCTAATTTGCTTTTATATGGACCGCCTGGAACAGGTAAAACTACAACAGTCATAAACTTAATAAATAGCTATTTAACTAAATACTATAAAGATAACAAAAAACAAATTATACATTTAAATGCTTCGCACGAACGAGGTATAGAGATTATTAGAAATAATTTATATACTTTTGTAGTAAGTGACAATTTATTTTTCGAGGGTCCAAAGTTTATTATATTAGACGAAGTCGACTATATGACTAATAGCGCTCAATTAGCATTAAAATATTTAATAGAGCATTATAGTAATTATAATGTTAGATATTGCCTAATTTGCAATTATATTACGAAAATAGATAATAATTTACAAAATTATTTTTGTAAATTAAAATTTAACACTATTCCTTTTAATGAAATCCAAAGCTTCTTAACTTCAATAATTAGTAATGAAAAAATACAAATAAGTGATGAGTGTTTGAAAAACATTATAACTATGTTCAAAAACGATATAAGAGCTATGATTAATTTTTTACAATTAAGCAAGGAAAATACTAAACATTTTATAAATGATGACGTGTATATTAATCTTTATAGTATTAATAACACTCGGAATTTTGAATATTTCAAAAAAACATTTTTAATGCTAGAGCTAAAGCATAAATTCAACTATAGCGAATTCATAAAGTTATATTTATATAGCATATTGAAAAACAATATACATACTATTAGTAATGAAATAATCAACAAAATGGAGTTTTTTATTAATAATTACAATAAATTAAATGATAAAAATATAATTCTCTATAATTTATATTATTTGTTCAAAAATAGCGATGTTTCTTTAAATTGAAATATTAACTATTTAATAAAAGATATTAAATATTATAATTGAAACAATTATAAACATTTGTTATTAATAGTTATTAACTAACAACAATGACTATTGAAACCGAGTGGTTAAAGTTTTTAGAACAAAACGACGCTAATAATGTTGCACATAATGAAGAAAAATATGGTTCTATTAACAGATTAGCTAGCGCTTGTATTAGTGCTAGCGTTAATGATAACATTAGTGATAACGTTAGTGCTAGCGCTTGTGCTAGTGTTATTCCTGAGCAAAATTTCACGAAAAACTGCTCAAATATTTATATATCTACAAAAACGAAGATTTTATTTTTAAATAAGAGTCTTGATATTTTTACGACATTTTGGCTGTTGCCTATTACTGATTATAATAAACAAGAAAAGGGAATAATTAAAAAGCAGATAAAATTCTCATTTGAAAACAGGGATGAATATGAAAAAATGATAGCACAATCGCTAAATGTTGGTAATCTCCATAATAAAATTATTACTCATATTGATAATGAAAAAAAATTCAAACACATTCGCAAATTAAGCATTGGACTATGTAAAAAAGATTTATTATATAGTCGCAATAAGGATAAAAGTGCGTTTTATAATTGCTTTGTATTGTCCTTGAGAATATATATTACAAATGGATTTAAAGAAATACATATCAAAATTTTTAATACGGGTAAAATAGAGATACCTGGAATTCAAAATGATGAGCAATTAAACATAATTATTAATGATTTATTGGCTATATTAAATAAATATATTGATAGTGAATTAACTTGCAATTATAAAATAACGGAAAATGTATTAATAAATTCTAATTTTCATTGTGGGTTTTATATTAATAGAGAGATTTTATACAGTATATTGCGAAATAAATATAATATTAATGCCATTTATGACCCGTGTTCATACCCTGGGATTAGGTGTATTTATTATTGTAGTGATAAAAATGTCAAAATTTCTTATATGATATTTAGAACTGGAAGTATATTAATTGTTGGCAAATGCGATGAAGCTACGTTAAATGTTGTATATGAATATATTAAAAATATATTATCGCTAGAATATGAAAATATTTTTACGGAAGGGTCAAAAATTAAGCAAATAGCGAATAAAAAAAATAAGAAAAAGTTCATACTAATTCAGTAATTTTACTTGCTTTGTCGAGTAATGTAACTATATTATTAATATTGTTAGTGTTAGCGTTAATATTGTTAGTGTTAGCGTTAGTATTGTTAGTATTAGTGTTAGTATTAGTGTTAGTTTCTATTGTTTTTTCCATATTACTTCTTAAATCTAATAAATCGTTGTTTAGTTGCTGTAAATTTATATTATGTTGTATTAGATTTAGTAATTTGATTTCTAATGTTTTAATAGCGTTTATTTTATTTGTTATAAGTGTATGTGTGCATTCATCTTCGTTAGCTTGACTAAAACTTGAACACTCAATAAAATTAACATTATTTACAATGTAGAAAATATTGCATATACTATTTAAATTGTTATCAATACCTTGGTCTATAATATTTTTATTAGTGGTTGTTTGCTTATATGAGAAAATGGTTTTTTTATATGTAAACATAACAGCATCTTTTAGTGTTAATTCAAAATTAGCTGAATTAATATTTATTTGAATTATAAATTCTATAAAATATATATATGCCTTTTCTAATATAGATGTTATTTCATTGCGATTAACAGTGTTGAAATGTAACAAAATATAAATATTTTTAAGCAAAAATAACCCTTTTAGATAAATAAATTCTAAATAATTAGGGTTGGCTATATATCTAAATAGCATATTTTTATAAAACATGCTTGTATATGTTTTTAATAAGTTAATGAAGTCATTGTATAATTCCATTATTATATATTATACAATAATTAATATACAATAATTAATATACAATAATTAATATACAATAATTAATATACAATAATTAATATACAATAATTAATATACAATATTGGATTATTTAGAAATAAGTATTAATTATTTTTAACATATTTAGAAATAAGTTAATATTAACATATTTAGAAATATATATTATATATACTAAAAAACAATTTAAAGTTTTTTAGTATTACATTTATATAAATGAGCAGTGACAATGAAAAATTAGAACTTCCTCCATCTAGCATATGGCCTCATATTGCGAAGATTTCTATTAACGAAGACAAACCTATTATGTTAGATTATTGGTTAGATTCTATTGATAAAAAAGTTATGATTGGTGTTAAAGAAAACAAAGAAAAATTGCTAGTTAAAAATGAAGAAGAATACACAAGTCCGATTGTTAAAATCTATAAAATTGAAGCAATATATATTATATGTACCGAAAACTCTATATATTTAGTATCAACAAATATTGAAACACGTAGAATTAGCTCTTAAGCTTGTTTGCTTTTTTATCTTTTCTTATATATTTTATATTAGCTATTACTAATACAAAATATAATGCAAAATCTCTCACTTAGAACTATTTAGTATTTAGAATATTATAAAGATGATTTGTAAAAAAAATGATTTGTATGTTATCTTCTTCCATTGAGAAATAATTATTAATAAAATTTACTATTAACTTGATTATTAAAAATTTCTTTTCTTCACTTATAGCTTGATTAATTTCTTTAATATAATATAAAAAATTCTCTAATATATCAATTATTGAGTAACCTTTGTTTATTAGATTTAACATAAAACTTACAGCTTTATGCTTGTTGTAAGTGTTAATATATTCAATTAATTCATCATAATGTTCTATAACTATGTTTGATTCTATGTCTAGCTCTTTCACATCTTTCAATGATGCAAAGTTATTATATAATAATATGATTTTTTCTATAGTGTTTATTAAATTATTAATAGAATTATTAGATAATTTTATTATATATTCTTTAATGTGTGTGTCAATAGTAATATGCTCTTGTGTTAATATATGTGTTAATATATCCCATAAACAAGTGTAAGTTACTTGCTCAAATTTTATAATATCCAATAAGTGTAATAAATTATTATTTATTTTTAATTTATTAGATGTTGTTAACATAAAATATATGTTGTTTTTATGATTTTTTATTAACTCGAAAAAATACATTTGAATAATGTCCGAAAAAAATTCGACATCTTCAATAACTATAAATTTTTTATAACTATTGTTTATGCAATTATTTATAAAAATACGCAGTTCATTTTTATAAAAATTAATTCCTTGGTCTTTTAATAAGCTAATATAACATACGTTAGACTCTATTATTTTTTTATTTCCTTTATAATAGTCTTGCAAAATTATGTTTATTAAACTCGATTTTCCACACCCTGAACAACCTTCAAATATTATATTATAATAATTATTAATTATGAAGTTTTTCAATAAATTCTTATTATTTTCGCTTAACAATAATTGATCTATACTTTTAGGTTTATATTTATGTATTAATAGCTCATTCATATTACTATAAAAGTAATAATCTATTACTTATAATTATTTAACTATTATTATTATTATATTATTATTTAAGCAATTATTATATTATTATTTAAATATTAATTATAAGTTATGAATTATGGTAGAGCTATGAATTATGATATATATTTTAGCATATTAAATATAAGTCGTGACTCTACTTTAAATGATATAAAAAAAGCATATAGGCTTATGTCCATAAAACATCATCCTGATAAAAATGGTAATGATAAAAATGGTAATGATAAAAATGGTAATGCTAGTAGCGAACAATTTAATAAAATCAATGAGGCCTATTCCATTTTAATGAGTAATTACGATAGCATTAAACTTGCTGAAAAAAAACAAGACCACGAATATGTAAATAAGGCGCTAGTTGCTAATCCTGTTAATTGTTATGTTAATAATGCGAATAATGCAGTTAATGCAGTTAATGACACAATGGTTTCTAAGTATGTTAATGTTATAAATAGCAACTATGAAGACATTATTATTAACTTAGCATTAAATTATAATGAGGCTTATAATGGATGTAATAAACCAATTAATGTTGAAAGAAAAATTAACGTTAATAATATTATAGGGCACGAAAAAGAAACACTTTATGTTCAAATACCCAAAGGAATTGACAATAATGAAATTATTACATTAGTTAATAAAGGTAATAGTTATGTTAATAATGGTGTAAGCCATAGCAATGTTAAAATAATAATACAGCTAATTCCACACGAATTATTTGAGAGAAATGGTCTAGATATAATATTTATTAAATCAATTAGTCTAAAAGAGGCGCTACTAGGGTTTAGTTTTATGTTAAATCATATTAATAGTAAGAGTTATAATATTACATGCACCGAAATTATTCATTTTAATTATGAAAAAATCAAGCCTGCTATGGGATTTATGAGAGATAGCTTTGTAGGCAATCTTATTATAAAGTTTAATATAATATTTCCTGTTTCTCTCTCCTTAGAGACGAAAAAACAGTTGGCAACATTATTATAAAATGTATTATTATTATTG